GGCCGCCGCTCGCGGCGGTCTGCTGTCAGGCACAACGCTCAAGGGCGTCCAGCGGTTTGGGCAGGATCTGGCCTCGCAGGAGTACCAGAACGCCTTCAACCGCTACCAGATCAACCGTGCGGCCCAGCTCAACCCGCTCCAGAGCCTCATGGGCGCTGGCCAGACGAGCGCGAACGCCCTGACGAACGCCGCTGGCGACGTTGGCCGCGGTCTGGCCGGGACGTACATGGGCGCTGGCGCTGCCCAGGCCGCCGGGCTGGCGGGTGCCGGTCAGGCCCGCGCCTCGGGCTACGTCGGCGCCACGAATGCCCTGACGGGCGCGCTGTCGCAGGCGGTGCCGAACTACATGATGTACAACTACCTAAACCCGTCGGGCGGCGGGGGTGGCTATGCGGCCCCTGGTCTCTCTCCGATGATGAGTGGCTTCGGCTACACCTAAGAAGGGGCGACGCACATGGTTGACTACTCCATCGCCACGCAGGTCCGCCCCTTCCAGATGCCCAACATCGGGGAGATTTACGGGCAGGTTCAGAACATCCAGATGAACCGGATGCGGATGGCCGAGGCGCAGGAGACGGCGCAGGAGCGCAACGCGCTTCGCGGTCTGCTGTCGTCGGGCGTCGATCTGAACACGCCGGAAGGGCTGGCGCAGCTTCGCCGGGCGGCGCCGACAATGGCGCAGCAAATTGAGCAGCGTAACCTAGAGGGCGCCCGCATCCGCGCTCAGACGGGGCAGTACAACGCGCGAGCAGAGGCCGAGGCCCTTAAGGTAGGCCGCGACCTATTTGCCGCCGCCACAACCCCGGAGCAGTACGGCGCTGCTCGGGCATATGTGGCCGAACGGTTTCCGCAGTACGCCGGCTCCATCCCCGCGCAGTTTTCAGTCGAGAACGCCCGCCGAATTGCGGAAGGTGCCGAAGGTCTGATCCGCCGCGCGTCAGAAGGCGCCGCTGCTGGCCGACCGAACGAGTTTGAACGGGCGCTGCTTAACGCTGGCGTGCGGCCTGGCACGCCCGAATGGCAGACCGCCATGCGAGGCCGCGCTGAATATCTCAGTGGCGCCCGCCCGGAGACGCCGCAAGTCGCCACCGGCCCTGACGGGCGTCCGATGTTGGTCTATCCCCGTTCGGGGGCGTTCACTTTCGCGCAGGAAATGGCGCCGGGCGGGACTGCTGCGCCGGCGGTGGCCCCTGTCGATCTGCGCCGCCCGCAAGCCGCCGCCCCGGCCGCACCCGCGCCTGCGAACATGATGTTGCCTAGCGCGGCGGCGGCCACGCTTGCGGCGGGTCCGGGCGCGGCCCCTGCTGCCGCCGCCCCGACGACTTTTGAACAGGCGCAAGCCGCGCGGGGTGCCAGGGCCGTTCAGCAGGCAGGCGCCGAAGCCGGCGCGACCGAAGCGGCGCGCCTAGAGGCTCGCTCGGCCGCTACTCGCCGCGAAGAAGCGGCCCAGCTTGAACGGGGTGTTGCGGAGCTGCGCCGCATCTCCCAGCCAGGTGGTCTGCTTGAGCGTTCGACGGGCAGCGGCGTCGGCCGCCTGCTGGATATCGCAGGTGAGTTCGTAGGTGTCTCCTCCCGCAGCAGCCAGGCTGCGGCGGCGCTGGCGCCAATTGCGGACATCGTGCTGAAGCTGGTGCCGCGTTTTGAAGGCCCGCAGTCTGACCGCGACACTCGGTCTTACCAAGAGGCCGCGGGTCGTCTGGCCGATCCGACGATCCCGAATGAGACGCGGTTGGCCGCCGCCCGTGAGATCATCCGTCTTATGGAAGCCCGCCGAGATCAGTTTGGCGTTAGCGGTGGAGCGGCGACGCCCGCACCGGGCGCCCAACCGGCGCGCACCGGACAGACGCAAACTCCAACAGCGTTCCGCGAAGGTCAGACGGCCACGGGGCCGAACGGCCAGCGCATTGAGTTTAAAAACGGTCAGTGGGTGCCTATGCGATGAGCGGCGCGCTTCCTCCTGGCTTCACGCTGGACGAACCTCCCGCCGCTCCCTCCGCTGCTCTGCCGCCGGGGTTCGCGCTGGATACAGCGCCCGCCGCCGAAGGTATGCCGGGGCAGCGCCGCACATGGTCGGACGTCCCCGCCGACATCCGTCAGAACCTCCCCCGCAGCGCCGCGCAGTTTTACGGCGGCATCGTTGAGGCCATCACCAGCCCGGTTCAAACCGCGCAGAACTTGGCCGATCTAGCGGCGGGTGGTCTGCGGGCGGGCGCTCGGCGAGTGCTGCCGACGGGGGTGTTTGAAGCCATCGACCGGCTCGACAACCCGGCCACGACGCAGCGCATCAGCGAACTTGCCAGCGCCGTCGGCGGCGAGTACGCCCGCAACTACGGGTCTATTGAGGGCCTTCGTGACAAGGTGGCCGAAGATCCCGTCGGCTTTCTCGCGGACGTGTCCACGCTGCTGGGTGGCGGCGCCATGGCCGCTGGCCGCGCAGGTGCGACAGGGCCGGCTGGCGTGCTTCGGACAGCGGAGGCCGTCACCAACCCGCTGACGCCGATTATCGCGCCGATTGCGCTGGCCGGGCGCGGCGCAGGTACGGTCGTCGAACGCGGCTACCGCGCGACGGACCCGGAGGCCGCAGCGTACATTGAAGCGGCGGCCGGACGCGGTCCTCAGATCGTTGAGGCCCTTCGCAGCCCGCAGGCCGAGATCGTGCCTGGCTCTCGCCCGCTGCCGTCGCAGATCGTCGCGCCGACCGGCTCGGCAGAGTTCACGGCGTTCGCGCGATCCGGCGAGCGTGTGCTGCCGTCCGAAGCCGCCGCTCGCGCCGCAGAGCAGGCGCGTGCCCGCCTGTCGGCCATGCGAGAAGTTAGCGGAGCGCCGGCCCAGGAAGCGCGGGCTCGCCTTGCAGCAGCGCCCGACGTTACGCCGACCGGCGTTATGCCGGCCCGTGGCGGGGCGCTGGAGGCGGCGCAAGAGGCTCGCGCGGCACAGACCGGCCCGATGTTTACCCGCGCCGAACGCGACGTGCTGCCCGCTGACGAAACCTTTCAGAATTTGCTGACGCGGCCGTCTATGCAGCAGGCTGTCCAGCGGGCGGCACGGATCGCCGCCGAAGAAAACCGCCCGTTTTCGCTGCGCCCGCCCGAAGGCGCGGCTCCTAGTGGGATGGTGGACGCGCAAGGCCGACCTATCCCTACACCGGAAGCCCCGCCGCCCAGCTACAGCGTGCAGGATCTGCAATACGTCAAGCGGGGCCTTGACGACCTGCTTTCAGACACGGCGTCTGGTCTTGGTAAGGCCGAACGCAACGCTATCGCCAGCACGCGCCGGGATCTGCTGAGTTGGATCGACAGCCAGTCGCCGGCCTACCGGGCGGCCCGCGAAGCGTTCCAAGAGGCCAGCGGTCCCATCGACCAGATGCGGGTCGCGCGGGTGCTGGAGAACCGCCTGACGCAGCCGGTGACGGGCGAGGCGACGCGCGGTGCCATGTTCGCCAGCGGCATCCAGGAGGCGCCGACGACGCTCCGCCGTGCGACGGGTGAGGCGCGCTTCTCGCAGTTGTCCGAAGTGCTGACGCCCGACCAGATGCGGATTGTGGACAACATCCGCCGCGACATCGCGCGAGAGGAGCAGGCGAACAAGCTGGCTCGCCAGGCGCGGACGGGCGTGCCCAACATTGAGGCCGTGGTGACGGAAGCCACCGGAGCGCCGCGGCTGAACTTCCTCAACCGCGTCGCTACCATCGCCAACACGATCATGTCCAAGTTGGAAGGCAAGATTAACCAGGAACTCGCCATCAAGATCGCCACGGACCTCATGGATCCGCAGGCGACGGCGAACGCCCTAGAACGCGCGATGCGCCGCGAGATGAACCAAGGGCGTGCGGTCGCCGCCGCCCGCGCGCCGTTTGAAGCTACGGCAGAGGCGCTTCGCAACCCGGCGCTGCGTATCATCCCGCAGGTGACGAACGCGATGTCGCCCTACGAAGATCCGTTCAACGCCATGGCTCGCTAAGGGTTGCCGCCTATGTCGCAGGATCTTGTAAACCTCGTCATCGGCGTGGCCGGGGCGGCGATGGGCTGGATGCTGAAGGTCGTGTGGGACTCGATCCGCCTGCTGCAAGACGACATGAAGGTGCTGGAACGGGCGCTGCACACGAAGTACGTCAGCAAGGACGACTATCGGGCAGACATCCAGGACATCAAGGCGATGGTGAAGGCCATCTTCGACCGCCTGGAACGCAAGGCAGACAAGTAGGAGAGCGCCATGTCGGATGCAGCCAAGCAGGCGCAGATGTCGGAGCAGATGGCGGCCAACGCGTCGAAGGGCGCGCTGATTGAGAAGGTCGTCTTCGCCGCCATCCCGATCCTGTTCTCCTGCGTTGTGTACCTCATGACGGCCCTGTCTACTGCCAACAACGAAATCACGATCCTCAAGTCTCGCGTCGCCGTCGTCGTCACGCAGGACAACAGGGCGATCCCGCCGCAGGGCACGACCATCGACATGGCTCAGATCCGCGAGCAACTGTCGAACCGGATTGAACAGGTGGAGCGCGACGCTTCCATTGCCCGTGGCAACATGACGCTGGACCGTGAGCGCAGCATGGCTGGGATTGAACGCGGCCGGCTGGAGATGGCCGCTGATGCCGCCGCAGCCCGCGCTGCGATCCGTGCCGACCTGACCCGCGCAATCGTCGAGTTGGAGCGCCGCCTGGCACTTCTGGAGGCCCGAAATGGAAGCCCTGCTCAACCTCGTTAAGACGGTCGCACCGTCCCTCGCCACCGCCGTCGGCGGCCCGCTGGCGGGGATGGCGACCCGCGCCATCTCGGACGCGCTGCTGGGCAAGCCGGACGGGACCGAAGACGAGCTGATCGACGCAGCGGCGAAGGCGACGCCGGAGCAGTTGCTGGCGTTGAAGAAGGCCGAACAGGACTTCGCCGTGCGGATGCGCGAGCTGGAGATCGACCTCCAGCGCATCGACGCCGCCGACCGTAACAGCGCCCGCGAGCGCGAGGTGAAGACCGGCGATTGGACACCCAAGGCCCTAGCGGGCGCGGTCACGCTCGGCTTCTTTGGGGTGCTGGGCTACATGATTGCCTACGGCCTTCCCCCGCAGGGCGGCGAGGCGCTGCTGGTCATGCTCGGCACGCTGGGGACCGCCTGGGGCGGCATCGTCTCCTACTACTTCGGCAGCAGCGCCGGCAGTAAGGAAAAGACCGAAGCGATGAACAGGATGACCCGCAAGTGATTACCGCCAAGCTGATGCAGGGTCTGAACTGGTCAGACCCTGCCGAGTGGGCGGCGGTGCTGGAGGCGGCCTGCGCCCGACGCGAGATCAACACGTCGAAGCGGGTGGCGATGTTCCTAGCCAACACCGGCCATGAGACGGCGGGCGGCCGGAAGCTGCGGGAGAGCCTTAACTACCGCCCCGAAGCCCTGGCGAAGCAATGGCCGAAGTACTTTACGCCGGAGTACGCCGCCGAGGTGGGCCGCACCGTGTCGCGCCCCGCTGACGAGAAGGCGATTGCCGAGGCGGCTTATGGCGGGCGCATGGGGAACAAGAACCCCGGCGATGGCTGGCGCTTCATCGGCCGCGGTCTGATGCAGACCACAGGCCGGTATAACTACGAGCGCCTGGCTGAGATCGTGAACATGCCGGTGGACGACCTGCCCGAGTGGATCGAGACGCGGGAGGGCGCGGCCGAGAGCGCCGCGATCTTCTGGCACGCCAACAACTGCAACGACCTGGCTGACGCAGGCGCCGTTGACCGCTGCCGCCAGCGGATCAACGGCGGCCTCGTCGGGATCGACGACGTGCGCGCCCGCTACGCTACTGCGCTCGGGCTTCTGACGTAGGGGACGTGACATGGAAGATCGGAACTCCCTGCGCCGCGCGCTCCGCACCCCGCTGGGAGAGCCTACAGAGGCGACCCGCAACGCCTTTCGGGACTACCTCGACGAAGCACTCACGCCCCGCGATCCGTCCCGTGAATACGGCGCCGTCATCCCCTACAGCCGCGATCCGAACGTGCCGGGCAGCACCCGGTTCGACCTGCGCGGCGGCCTGACTGGCGACTTCCTCGGTATGCTCGCCGCAGGCCGTCGGGCGCTCTCTGGCGAGGCGTACAACCCTGCGGACATCACCGCCGGTATGGTGGGCATGGCGACGCCCAGCCTCGCCGCTCGCCCGTCGCCTTCGACAGCGCGCGTCTTTGGCGGCGAGAGCGCTCAGGGCGTCGGGAACCAGATGCGTCGGGCGCGGGAGTACCTCCGCATGGGGTACAGCCCGGAGAACGTCTACCAGATGACGGGCGTCTTCCGCGGTCCCGACGGCCAGCTTCGCTTTGAGATCAACGACGCGCCAGCGCGTATGCGAACGGAAAATCTCCGGCCGCTGGGGACCGGGTCTTATGTCGTGCCTGACTTTAGGCGGAGAGAAGGCCCGGCCAGACTAATGGACCCCGACCCATTTCCGACCTTGACTGTTGGCGACGCGCTCAACCACCCAGAGCTGTTCCAGCGGTATCCCGAGATCGCCAATACGCCGTTGCAATCCACCGGCTTTAACTTTGATATCCGCGGCGCCTACGATCCGCAGGGCAACCGAATGTACTTGGCCGGCGGCAAACCGGAGGACATGCTGTCCACGCTGTTGCATGAGATCCAGCACAACGTCCAGAACATCGAGCGGTTTAGGCAGGGTGGTAACCCTGGCCAATTCCTGCCCCCGCAGCACGATGAGCTGCGGCGCACGAACACGACCCTGCTGAACTCGATCCAGGACACGTTTAAGCGTGAGGGGCTGGACGTGAACCCCATCACGCTCACCATTGCGATGGAAAGCCAGGCGGCGGGGCGGCCGTTGATGAGATACCAGCGGGAGGCACTAGATGCCATTGAGAAGCACCCGCTATGGGACTCGTATAGGACCGCGCTGGAAAACCAGCGCCAGCTAGTGCGGGCTGAAACGGAAGCCTACGAAAAGTACAGCGCGCTGCCAGGAGAGCGCGAGGCGCGGACGGTCCAGACGCGCCGCCCGCTGTCGGCTGAAGAACGCCGCCGCGCCATCCCGGAGTACGACCGCTAACGCGGCGCGGTCGCCACGTTCAAGATCTCGCGCCGCTCGCGGAGGTTCCGCAGGACGGTAAACCGCTGGTGCATACGGATCAGAAGGGTGGGGCGGCGTTCGCCCCGCAACTCCTCCTGGATCATGCCCTCCAGTTCGTCTTCGCGCAGGCTACCCAGTCGGGCGTTCAGCTCTCGCCAGTTCACGTCGGTGTTCCCTTCAACTCATCCAAGGCAATGTCTGACACCGCCCGCTTGTCATACAGCGCGGCCCAGA